GTGTTCAACTTCACAACCATCACCACCGCTTGGTGTACCGCTACCGGCTCCAGCTTGAACCTCACCACAGGTGAACTCGTTCTAGCCCAAACCGCCACAGCTGGCTCCAACGACCTCTATGTTGTCATCTCCTATGAGTACAACATGGAGTGCAACCAAGACCTTCCTGAGATCAATCTAGTGATTGAATCCGAAGAGATCGCTGCCAAAACCCGTAAGCTCAAGGCTGTATGGAGCTATGAGGCCCAACAAGACCTCCGTAGCCAACACAACCTCGACGCAGAGGCCGAGCTAACTGGCGTTCTAGCCCAAGAAATCAACTTGGAAATCGACCGTGAGGTCATCCAAGACTTGCGTAACAACGCTGGTACTGTCGCTGCTTGGGACTTGGCTACAGCCCTAGGCGATACCATCAAGGAGAAGTACGAGGCCCTATATGTGAAGATCGTTGAGGTCTCCAATGTAATCCATCGTAAGACACTCCGTGGTGGCGCTAACTTCTTGGTCACAAGCCCCGAAGTTGCCTCCATCTTCGAGACAGCCACAGCCGGTTTTGCTCCCGCTCCTAGCGAGACATTCACCAGCAGCCTAGGCATCCAGTATGTAGGCACCGTAGCCAACCGCTACCGCCTCTACAAAGACCCACTATTCCCAACCAACCAAATCCTAATGGGTTACAAGGGCGATAGCTATATGGACAGCGGTTACTTCTACTGCCCATATGTTCCTCTAACACAAACACCAACTGTGCTAGACCCAGAGAGCTTCTGCCCCCGTAAGGGAATCCTTACTAGATACGGCAAGAAATTGCTAAGAGAAGGCGCAAAGTTCTATGCAAGGCTATCAATTGCTAACTTTGTTGTCTGATGCAATAAATTGATATCAAAAGTATCAGCAAAAAACCCCAGAGAAATCTGGGGTTTTTTGTTTTTTATGTAAACAATCAAAATGAAAATTAATTTGATGTTTTGAAAGTTTTTGTCCTTGAAAAGGATTTATCACCGATATATAATACATCATCAAGGAGAAAAACCACATGATTATTATCGATATTGCTGATACTCAAAACTATGAAAAAAAAGATTGGCCTGATGATGTTTTGTTTTTTTCTGATGAGTGGCAATTAAGAAGCCACCAATGTAAAAACTTCATAAATGCTCACAAAAAAATTCATACAAGAAAGATACATGGAAGAAAATGTATTATCAAAGAAATTAAACCACAAGAAGGTAAAGAATTTTTAAAACAACATCACATACAAGGATCAAATAATCTTGGAATTATATTTTTTGGACTATTCTATCAACAAGAACTAATTGGTGTTATGTCTTTAGGAAGGCATAATAGACAAATAATAAATAACACAATTGTTTTAGATAGATTTTGCATAGCATATGGTATTCATGTGCAGGGTGGTGCAAGCAAGCTTTTTGCGAGATGTGTTGACTGGGCAAAATCAAATCAATATGACCAGATAATTAGTTTTAGTGACAATCGTTTAACAAACGGTCACATTTATGAAGTCCTAGGATTTCAACTCGAAAAAAATCACAGGCCAGATTATTGTTATGTTGATATTAAAAACCCAAACAAAAGAATAAGTAAGCAAAGTCAAAAAAAATCTTCATCAAGATGCCCAGCAGGCATGACAGAGTTTCAATGGGCTGATATGCGTGGATTGAAAAAATTATGGGACAAAGGTAAAAAAAGATGGGTTTTTCTTCTTGATCCCACAAAAAAAACATGGAAGCAAAACTTATCACAAAAATGCGCTGAACAAAATAAAAGAGGTGATTTCAAGCAATCTCACATCAGAGGTTACTTTAATTCTGTAAAATGCAGTTCTGATATTTTTTATGGCTCATCTTATGAATTAAGATGTTTATATCTGCTTGAGCAAAATGAATTGGTTGAGTCTTTTAAAAGAGCAGATGTTTTTACTGACAGCGAGATGAAAAGTCGTAATCCTGATTTTGAAGTTTTGTATAAAGATCAATCAAAAGAAATTATTGAAGTAAAACCAGAATCTAGATTCCTGAATGAATCAGATGTACAAAAACAAATTTCAGAAACACAAAAATATGCAAATTCTGTTGGGTTTAAATTTTCTGTCTGGACAGAACGAAGTTCTGGTCTGGCTAATGATAGGTCGATAATAGAATGGGCAAAAAAGTATATTGCAGAAACAACAGGCAATACAGATTGGATTGAAAAACAGAAAGAAAGTAATAAAAAGAAAGCTAAAAAATATTATGACTTGAGAATTGCAAATGATAAAATAAAGTTTTTCTGTTCTTTCTGCAATTTAGAACATGAAGCTTTGCGTTTAACTCATGATCGCAACATAGCTAAAAACGGTCGTTACATTTGTGAAAAAGAAGGTGGACACATAGCAGGTAGCAGACCAAAAGATCATCTGAAAAAAGATAATCCCTATGCATCTGAAGGAAAGAAACAATGTAACGAATGCAAAGATATAAAACTGTTTGAAGCATTTTCTCCTGACAAAAGCAAGAGAGATGGGTATTCTACTCGTTGCAAGATATGCAGGGCTGCTAAGTATAAAGCAAAATATCAGCTGAAAAAGGGTAGCGATAGTCAGTCGAGCATAGAATCTGAAGAATAACAATCGAATTTGTTATTTTTTTTGCAAATGCAATTAATATTACTGTTATAAGTTTATGCAGAAAGAGAATAAGTTATTCTTTTTCTGCATACTGTGCGGATGTGGCATATCGGTTGTGCGTTAGCCTTCCAAGCTAATTTAGGTGGGTTCGACTCCCATCATCCGCTCTTATTTCTTAGATCATAATGTAATTTTCTGTGGCAATTGCTACATATTGGGATACATTTCTTTATTTCTTCTAATCCTTTTTTGATAGCGCCTTCATTGAAGAGAGTGGAAACATCTTTTTCTTTATTTTTTTCATGGTGATGAAATTCGATACAAGCTGGGTGTGATTCACCGCAGGCGCATTTGAATTGTTTTTTATATTCTTGCCACCATTGTCTAGTTTGTTTCTTTTTCTGATTAGCTTTTTCTATGAAATACGATTTATTTTTTTCGTAGTATTCTTTTTTGATCTTTTGTTGGCAAGATTTGCAAAATGATTGTCTAGTTCCTTTTGTTTTTTGTTTGTAATTAAAACTATCTATTGTTTTTTCTTGGCTACAGTAATTGCACAATTTCAACATGAAAAATTATATGCCTTGCAAAATATGATGCAAGGCATATAGAAAATTTTTATTAATCTCTTGGGTATAGGAATCTGAGTTCTTTTTTCAGTTTTTTGACTTGGTTATGACTGAGGTTTAGTTTTCTGGTAATTTGTTTTCCATGTTTATCAAATTCGATTTGTTCAATTCTGATGCCTGCGTATGCTGCTGGGTTGTATGACAATCTTAGTTCACCGAACTCTAATTCGATATAACCATCAGAACTATCGTATTTTGAAACATCTTTTGGTATAGAAACTTTTGTAGCTTTTGTAGACATGATTTCCTCCTTAATCAATTATAGTATTATTTCTCGTAATTGATAACAAGGATTTTCATTTCGTGGAAGCCGAAGTTTTCCAATGCTTTTTGCACATCTTTTTTTGCTGATGTGACTGCGTTTTCGTAGGAATCTGCTTCTCTGTAGACATGTAGGTTAAGGTGTTTGAATTGAATGGAGGGTGTCATATCGTGACAGTTATTTTCTTTGAGTATTTTTAGTAGCCATTCAGAGATATTGACAAATATTGGCACTATTAATGCGAATTGAAATTTTTTAAGATGAGTCTTGACTTTAGTTGCGACAGTCTCAGACATGAGTAAGCCTCGCTTGGTAAACAATTATAATTTATTTACAAGAAAGATTGAAGAAAAAATGGTTAAATAATTATTAATTTTTTGTAGGAATTTGAATCATTATATAACATAGATCGTATTTAATACATGAGGTGCAAAATGAAAAATATATTTAAATTAGTATTATTAGCAACATGCATTTTTGGGATATCCATGAGTGCATATAGTCAATTTCGTCCGACTATGCCACCTCGTCCTTCTGTGCCTGCGCCTATGCGTCCTCCAGTATCTGTAGGTGGTTTTAGCGGTCAAG